GTTGATTGGTCTGCTCGATCAATTCAACTGCCTTCTTCATGTCATCGGTGATTGTGATTTGGCTCATTTTATATTTCGTTGATGGTGAATAATTTGTCTTTGTTATCGAAAAGGATGTCGTCACCCTCTTGTAGCTCATCAGCATATACGATGATTGGCTCTTCTGCACCATCTCGTTTGATGATTAACTGAGCGTCAACATCTATTTTAAGTGAGCGGCCACATTCAAGGTCCACTTCCACATATTTGAGAGATTCAATATCCTCACCGATTATGGTTGTTTGAGCAGGGTAAAGTCCAGCTCGTTCAGGAAGCAAGAAACGCTCAAAAATGAGATCGTATTTAATTGGGTCAATAAGAGTGATTCCCAACAGATAAAGAATTAGAGAACCAGCAGCCGAACCACGGCCACATCCTACGAGGATTCCGTTTCGTTTGCACCAGTTAACAGTATCATACTGGACAAGGAGGTAATCGACATTGTTGGTGGATTCGATGATGTATTTTTCGTACTCCATCTGTTTGCGATACTGTTCTTGCTTATCAACCGGAACGAGTCGTTGTAGTCCTTCTTCCAACAACTCATTGAACATTTCGTGAGTCGTGCCATATTTCTTCTTCTCCTCTGGAGTCATATCATATTTTGGCATGAAATTTCGCGCAGTTTCAAATCGAGCCTTGGCACCACCAGCGATTACCAATGTTCGTCGGCAACATTCGCTGAACAAGAGGTCAATATCGTATTTTTCTTCATCAAACAACTGTTTGAATATAGCATAGTGATCATCGACATCTTTGAAATATTGATCGTCGCTCTGCTCATGTGCTGCACCCTCTGCTATCTTGTTGAGAATGATTTTGTTTTTGGCATCATCCTTATCAAGATAATAGCAATCTGAAATCAGGATAGGCTGAATGTATTTGTGATATTCAGCGACTGAATCAAAATAACGCTTAGTAGCCTCCAGCACACGAATGTCTATGCGCTCTGCCTTGTACTCAGAGAGGTCTAACTGATAGAAGACATAATCGAATACCTTGTCGAATTTCTCAACATATTCAATATTGTTTTCCAGCCATTCCGGTGAATACTTGTCAAATACAAACACATTGCCTTCACCATATTGCAATAGGTCTTCGACATAGATTGTTTTGTCATCACTGTCAACCATAATGGCTTTCTGTATGCGAAGCAGATTGCGCAATCCTTTTTGAGATTGCACATACACTTTGCCGCCTACCTGAGAAATACCATCGGTAAAAGCGAGAGTGTAACCAAATATCGGGGTGATTCCGGCTGCATCACATTCTTTCTGAAAAGCAAATAGTGATGCCATTGTGTTTTTGTCACAGACACCCAGAGCGTCATGTCCCAGATATTTTGCCTTTTTTACCCATTCTTTTGGCATAAAGCTACCATTGAGCAGTTCAAAAGGCGTATGGACACCAAGGTTCACGAATTCAACACTGCTCTCATTGGGTTTGCGCTCACCTACATATTTCAATATGTTAAGTGTGAAATCTTTTCTAAGGTCAGTATAGTACCAGTTGTCGCCAAACTTGAAGACTATGTAGTTGATACCTTCATCCATCAAGACATGCGAATCCTCGATACTGTTGAACACCATTTCGCCATCAGCATTACCCCTAAAGATTGAATTGACTTTATCTGTATCTTCAAAAAGCAGCTTGCCCATACCGGGGATTTCGATGACTTCTTCATCTATTATGTTGTGCTGAATCTTGTTTCTGTTCAGCCATTCGATAAGCTCATTCATAATTGTACGGTTTTTAGTTTATATTCTCGTGGAGTCATCAGACCTAATGAAAATGTGTCGAATATCTCCCAGAAATTCATTTCATCCCAGTCTTTACCATTACCCTGAAGATTGGCAACATAGACATCGAAATACTCATTCAGATTGTCGGCAGCTTTAAGAATTGACTCTCTTGCATCCGAATCATATCCTATCACAATTGTGCGAACACCTTTGCATTGGAGCTTATAAATCTGGGCCTGAGATATTTTTTTACCGAATGTCGCTACAGCAACTATTCGTGGATTATCATATAGGTCGAGTTTTCTGGTCAGGGCAATCACATCAAATATGCCTTCACAGAGAATGACAGTATCAGTTTCATCTTCAATGACAGAATCGTAGTTGTAAAGCAACTTGACAAAATCATTATCTATGCTATTGTTGTATCGACGCTTCTCATACTTCCCAGCCCAACGTGCTTTCTCATTATATGAATCTATTTCATCTTTGCTCCAAGTATGTCTTGACACATACCCCACTGTATCGCCATTGTCGATAATTGGAAATACAACATAATCGTCAAATTTGAAATTAAGTCCACGAGTAGTGCCAACTGGGAAATATTCGTAATCATCAGCTTCAAAACCTCGATCTTTCAGATACTTATTTCGATAGCACCTTTTCCACCCGTCTGGCATTTCTACTACTGTTAGTTCGTCATCTATTTCTGCTTCATTAATTTGATAGAATGTCGGTATTTCGAGAGGAGCAAAAGATGCCTTATCTTCGACTTTAAGGTCTGAACGATTGATCAAGTCTAAGAGCTGGTCGAGACTTCTGGTTGTGGCACCACACTTGAAACAGTGAGCCATAAATGGTTTCTTGTTTTCAGTTTCAGGCCCAATATATATACCAAACTTAGAGCCGCCTTTCCCACAGACAGGACAAACCGGCACCAAAAGATTTTTTCGGCTACCATCTAATTTGGCGTGAAGTTCCAATGAAATTTCACGAATGATATATTCTCGTTCTTCTCGGCTCAGATACATAACTATGCGGCTTTATTGATATTCATAGAGCGTTGACGGTCGTAGAATGTCTCATGCTCATAATCTGTCGCAATCTTGAACGGCTCTCCTTTCTTAAAGAAGCGGCTCTTGGCAACATGTATGCGCATTGTATTTTCTTTTTCTTCACGCGAAGACTGGTTGAGTGTGATCAGATGCGTGAGTGGACGACAAAGACCTTTGGCCTCAGATGTATTGTATGCGGTTAGAACATTCTTTTCATCATTCAGCCATTCTTGATTTTCAATAGTGGATTGATATGTAACGACCATCCATACATTTTCATCAGAAGCCAAATCTTTTAGGTCATTGGCGACACGAATTCGCTTCAATCGTTCCCCTTTTTCCGTATAATGCTGACCGGAAGAGTCTGTAAGCAAATCCATTGAATCAATAATCACGACATCTGGAGAGCAATTATAACGCTTCTTGTAATCTTGGATAGCATTGTTAATGTCGATAGTTGAAACATTGGAGTTGAATTTCGGATAAGATTTAACGTGCAGTTTGCCAGAAATACCTTGGAGCATTTCTTCCATTTTAGCCACTTCGCTATCTCGCAGTGTTCCAGTCTCATATTTGAATGAATTACAGGACACAAGAGAAGCTGCGTATGCGTCAACAACTTCGGACTCACTGCCTTCAAGCTGAATATGCAAGACATTTAGGCCATCAATCTGACAGGCATTTTTTCCTATCCATCTGGCAATATGACTCTTGCCCACACCTGAAGGCGCGAGAAAACAACTTAGCTGTCCACGGAGATTGCGGCCATTGTTGCGCGTGTCCAATTCATCAATATAAAATCTGGTGATTGGAGTGCGCTTACTGGCACTATTATGTTTTTGTCGGTTAGCCTTAAACCGTGTGCTGAAGGAGCCTATGACATCTACAAATTCTGTAGATACCAAACTGAATTCATTGGCCCATTCGGAATATGCAGCCAAACGTTTCGCGGCTTCTTCGTAACCGGCTTTGTTGTATAGTTCACCAACTTCCTTGTATGCTTGTTGAAACTTGACTTGCTTGATGTATGCTTCCAATTGTTCGAGGGCATCATCAGGGTCCATGAGGTTGGCTGTAGAATCAATGTCCTCCAGTAACTCTATGGCTGCTCTGTTTTTTGCTATGGACTGTTTCAAGATACTAAACGATGGTACTCGCTTAGTCTTTTTATAATAGTCCTTGATTGCTTTATGGAGAGTCTGGAACTCTCTGTCAGGCAATTGACGAGATTCCAAATGCTCTACTACCAATGCCAGAATGTAATCATTATTCAAGCATGTGTAGTAGAGATCCATAAGGAACTCATCTGTCAATAAATTACTTTCCTGTTGCATTGCCATATTCGATGCGTAATCTGAAAATTTCCGGATATTTACGCTCTGTTTCTTTTTGGCAGTCTGCTACAAAGGAACAGTTCTGACAAGCCTCTGACAATGGACTCCAGCCCAAAGTGGAAGTTTGACAAATAAAATATCCGACTTTTTGGTTTAGTTGTCTTCTTTTCGTGAACTCTTCAGACTGAACATATATGAACTTAGCCTGCGGATGTTCTTTGCGATCTTTAATCAAATCGACAAGAGCATTGCGACTCAAACTGACTGCTTCCAGCCATTGATTCTGATAGAACAGATGTCCACGCTTTTGCTCTTTCATTCTTTGAATAGTCTTGGGACCGAATACTTGTTGAACCGGCACCGGTGTTCTATCTCTGAATGTATAAGCTGCGCAGACACAAAAGTCAACCAACCGCTCAGATGTTACTGCACCGAATTCTTTTTCAAATCGGCCTAAGAAAGTTCTGAGAAGTTTAGTGGTGGCCCCACCATTAGAAAACTTGAAGGTGGGGTCCACTAATTTTGTTATGATTGCCGTGAATACGGTAGTTGTCTGCTTAATCAGTTTTTCGTTTACCATCGCGAGTAATTTTATCCCTCATGTACTGACGTGCAAGAAACAATCTACTTTTTACGGTATCAATATTGCGAGAACTGAGATTCCCTTTCTCGAATTCGATGTCTGCAATCTCTTGGAGTGAATAACCGGCCATTTGGAGTAACAGTGCGTCCTTATACATGGGCTTCATTGCATCCAGTGCGGCAAGTATATCATCGTTGTATAGTTCCCGATAGTTTTCGAGGCACATACAGTTTGCGCTAATTCTGTCATCATCCAGAATGTTATCGCATACTGCATGTACGTCGTGGTCTCTATCCCGGTTGTCATCCTTGGCTCGTTTCCGATTGATTTCAAATACCTGACGTTTTGTCACTATATGAATCCAAGTTTTGATTTCCCGGCTGGGGTCGTATGTCTCGATGCCTCTAAAGAGAGTGGTGAGGACTATTGTGTAGTTTTCCTCGACATCTTCTGATTTGTCGCTGTACTTAATGCACAGCTTATAAATCATATTCTTGTATGGGCTAATATATTTATCAAATAACGCATTTCTGCGAGCTGAAACCTCCGGATTTATTTCGTGGTAAATTCGTTCTCCGGTTGCTTCTTGTATAGCTTCTACCATGAGATAGACACCTCTTTGTTGAACATTAGAGATGCTTCCTCAGTCAAATGGTGAGATTTACAATACTTTTTCCAGCGTTCTTCACGCTTAATAAACTCGCTTCTTACTTCTTCATCAGTCGGTTTTGGGGTTTTCTCAAGGAACTCATAGAATCCCATCAGAATATCGCCAAAGATCTTGAAGTTCTTTTGAGCGTCTCGTAGTTGCGCTCTTTTGATACGTCTCGTTCTACTCATAGCAGTAAATTAGT